TCGTGGTTTGACGACGACGTGACGCCAAAGATCTTCCGTGAGCAGCTGAACGCAGGCACGGGTGACATCGTACTTTGGGTCAATAGCCCAGGCGGCGATTGCGTCGCGGCAAGCCAAATCTACACTATGCTCATGGAATACAAGGGCAACGTCACGGTCAAGATCGACGGCATCGCGGCAAGTGCGGCGTCGGTCATCGCCATGGCCGGCACCGAGGTGCTCATGGCGCCGACGAGTTTGCTTATGCTGCATAACCCGCTGACTGTTGCGATAGGCGATACGGAGGAAATGCAGAAAGCGATTGCCATGCTGGACGAGGTGAAGGAAAGCATCATCAACGCATATGCCTTGAAGACCGGGCTTTCTCGTTTGAAAATTTCTAACCTCATGGACGCCGAGACCTGGCTGAACGCACAGAAGGCAATTGAGCTGGGTTTTGCCGACGGTATGCTGTCGCGCGATACGGCGCTGCCTGAGGATATCCCACTGAACAGCTATCAGTTCAGCCGCCGGGCGGTGACGAACTCGCTTTTGAGCAAGATCCCGAAAACAGAACACAAACACCCTTCCGAGCCGCTGTATCAGCGACTCAATCTTTTGAAGAAATAGAGGAGAAAAACACATGAATCAAATTCAGGAACTTCGCGAAAAACGCGCCAAGGCATGGGATGCCGCCAAAGCATTTCTGGATACGAAGCGCGGCAACGACGGCCTTCTGTCAGCCGAGGACGTGGCAACCTACGACAAGATGGAGGCCGACGTCGTCAATCTCGGTAAAGAGATCGATCGGTTGGAGCGTCAGGCTGCTCTGGATGCTGAGCTGAACAAGCCCACCGCCGATCCCCTGACGAACAAGCCCACTGCAAACGGCATGGATGCGAAATCCGGCCGCGCATCGGATGAATACAAAAAGGCGTTCTGGAACGTCATGCGCGCGAAGAATCCGCGCTACGATGTGGTCAATGCGCTTCAGATCGGTACTGACAGCGAGGGCGGTTATCTCGCACCCGACGAATTCGAGCACGTTCTCATCGACTCGCTTGAGGAAGAGAACATCTTCCGTAAGCTTGCGCGCGTGATCCAGACGTCGAGCGGCGATCGTAAGATCCCCGTTGTGACGACGCACGGTTCCGCATCCTGGTTGGACGAAGAGGAACTCGTACCCGAAAGCGACGAATCGTTCGGTCAGACCTCAATCGGCGCATTCAAACTTGGCACGTTCATCAAGGTATCGGACGAGCTGCTCAACGACTCCGTGTTCGATCTGCAGAGCTATATCACGACGGAGTTTGCGCGCCGAATTGGACATAAGGAAGAGGAAGCCTTCTTCGTTGGAGATGCGGACGGGAAACCGACCGGTATCCTCCACACGACCGGCGGCGCGCAAGTCGGCGTTACCGCGACCGCATCCGCGGCGATCACCGTCGATGAGGTGCTTGACCTGTTCTACAGCCTGAAATCGCCGTATCGGAAGAAGGCCGTTTTCGTCATGAACGACGCGACGGTGAAGTCGATCCGTAAGCTGAAAGACGGACAGGGCCAATATCTCTGGCAGCCCGCGCTGACGGCCAACACCCCCGATTCCATTCTGAACCGTCCGGTGCAAACCTCCGCTTATGTTCCGACGATCGCGGCGGGCGCAAAGTCGATCGCGTTTGGCGATTTCTCCTACTACTGGATCGCTGACCGTCAGGGCCGTTCCTTCAAGCGCCTGAATGAGCTGTTTGCCACCACCGGCCAGGTCGGCTTCATGGCGACACAGCGTGTCGATGGCAAGCTCATCTTGCCGGAAGCGATCAAGGTCCTGCAGCAGAAAGCGTAAGAGGAAACGGACATGGAGTATAACGCAAAAAACTATATGGCGCAGGGCGGCGACCGGCTGGTGATCGGCGGATCGCTCGAAATTTTGGAGGGGGCCTCGGTAACGGGGCTTCCTGCTGCGACTGTTGCTGCGGCAACGGAAGAAGCACTCGGCGGCGTGCTTGCGGCGGCAAAGGCGGAAACAGATACTTTGGAAGCGAAGATCGGCGAGGATCACAAGCTCTACGTACCGCCGTATACGCTTCCCGCGGCGGAGGCAGCTGCGCTGGGCGGTGTATTGCTTGCGGCGAACCAGGCAGCTAGCACGGCGACGGAGCTATCCGGACTCGTTACGGAATTCAATACGCTGCTTGCCGCGCTGAAGGCAGCCGGGATCATGGCAGCGGACGAGTAACGATATGAGTACGCTGCTGGAAAAGGTCAAAGCGAACCTGATCCTTGATCACAGCGAGGATGACGAACTGCTGCAGCGCATGATCGACGCCGCCGTTGCCTACGCGGAGAGCTACCAGCACCTGACCTCGGGCACCTACGAAGCGGCGGCTATGCCTGCAACGACCGAGCAGGCCGTGATCATGCTCGCATCCCATTTCTACGAGAGCCGTGATGGCAGCACGGGCGGATTCTTCACGGACAACGTGCAGGCGGGTCAGCAGACATGGGCGGTAGTAAACACACTCCTGCGCCTGGATCGGGATTGGAAGGTCTCATGAGTTTTGGAAAAATGAGCACGCTCATCTCGATCGCGGAAGAAACGATCGTCAAGGACGCGGAAGGCTTCGCAACGAAAACGGACACCATACTTGCCTCCCTCCATGCCTACCGGGAAGGGCGGCATGGTTCTCAGAAATGGGTCAACCGTGCCGCATTCTCGGAGGCGACCGATCTGTTCTGCTTTCGGACGATTCCCGGGTTGACCGTGACGACGGAGCATGTGATCCTCTGCGACGGAGAACGGTATGAAATCACGTCGGTCGAGGACGTGAAAGGGCGCGGGATGTATCTCGAAGTTCTGGCGAAAAGAATAGAGGCAACGCATGGCTAAAGTCACTATCAAAATGCCGACGGCCTTAATGGATCAGTTGGTAAAGGCGGCAGAAAAAACTGATCGTGCGATTCCGAAAGCGCTTGAAGCCGGCGGCAAGGTTGTATTTGAGAAAATGCAGGCAAACCTGCATGCGTCGATCGGTCGGGGTACGAAGTATAAATCCCGCTCCACCGGCAAGCTGCTGGCGGCATTGGGCGTTTCTCCTGTCAAGGTGAACGACGAGGGTAATTACGACGTCAAGGTCGGTTTTGATGAAAATCGTGGCGACGCGAACAACGCAATGCTTGCGAACCTGATCGAATACGGGAAGTCTGGCCAACCGCCGAAGCCGTTTCTGAAACGGACAAAGTCCTCAAGCCAGAACCCTTGTATTGAGGCAATGCAATCCGTACTTAAGGAGGAGCTGAATCTCCCGTGAGTATGCTGGAAGAATTGAATACGATCGTGGAAAGCGCCGGACTTCCCGTGGAGGCCGGCGTTTTCTCCGGCACCGTGCCGGACGAGTATGTTGTGATCACGCCAATCTCGGAGCACTTCGCGCTGTTCTCGGATGATGCACCAGGCATGAACATCGAAGAAGCGCGGCTGTCATTTTTTTCGAAGAGGAACTATACGCAACAAAAAGACCTGCTTGTCCGCATGCTGCTGACGGCAGGGTTTGTGGTAACCGATCGTCGGTATATCGAGCATGAGGCTGATACAGGTTACCACCATTATTCTGTTGATGTAATGCAAGAAAGAGAGGAAACATAAATGGCCACTGTTGGTTTGGACCGGCTGTATTATTCTAAGATTACGGAAGATACTGCCGGAGATGAAACATATGGCACACCGCAGCTGCTGGCAAAGGCGATCTCCGCGGATCTGGAGATTGAACTGAACGAAGCGACGCTGTTTGCCGATGATTCTGCGGCTGAAGTCGTGAAGGAATTTAAAAGCGGAAAACTCTCGCTCGGTATTAACGACATCGGCGCGGCGGTCGCCGGCGACCTGGTCGGCGCGGTGATCGATGACAACGGCGTGGTGATTTCGCAGGGCGAAGGTATGCCGTCGCCCGTTGCGGTGGGCTTTCGGGCGAAGAAAAGCAACGGCAAGTACCGGTATTTCTGGGTTTATCGCGTGATCTTCGGCATCCCGGCGACAAACCTCGCCACGAAGGGCGACAGCATTAGCTTCAACACGCCGACGGTCGAAGGTACCATTTTCCGGCGCAATAAGCTCGACGGACAGGGCAAGCATCCGTGGAAGTGTGAAGTCAACGAGGATGACGCGGGCGTAGCGGCGGAAACGATCACCGGGTGGTATACGGCGGTGTATGAGCCGACGTTTGCAGCGCCGGTGGAATAATGGAGGCGGCATATGGAGAATGAACGCGCTGCGGAGATCACGATCGGCGGTAAGGCATATGAACTGGTTTTGACCACTGGCGCAACCAAACAGATCGCGAAGCGCTATGGCGGGCTGGCGAGCCTCGGCGACAAGCTCATGAAAGCGGAGAACTTTGAAAATGCGTTGGACGAGCTGATCTGGCTGATCGCGCTGCTGGCGAATCAGAGTATCCTGATACACAATTTCCAGCATCCGGAAGAGAAGCGGGACTCGCTGACAGAGGAAACGATCGAGTTGCTGACTTCACCGCACGACTTGG